AATGGTCTCCATAGCTGCCTCTGAAAGATCAGCAGCCGCTGCAAGGTTAGACTGTGTACCCGCAGCAATGGTCGGATGCGAGGCGCTGAAGAACGCCTGACCGTCACCGATGGCAAAGTCACCAGCGGCAAAACCATTGTTGAAGATATCAGCAGCTTTGACCTGCTTGGTATTCGCCATCGCACGGGCAAGACCACGGGAACGAACCTTCGAGAAGGTGTCGTAAAGATTGTCTTCCATCGCTTCTTCCGTGACGGAAAAGGCGAGGGCAACAGTCTCGTGGTTGTAACGTGCGGTGTACGATTCCTGCGCGGTGTCGAACTGGACCGCCGAGCCTTCACTTTTAGTCGGGGCCGAACCAAATCCGGTGAAGAGGACTTCTTCTTCAAAAGACCGATCCGAGTTCTCGACATCAAAAAGAGAAAGCTGCTCGTCGTTTACATCACCATACTCAACACCGAAGATGGCGTTAAGACCGGGGAGCAGTTCCTTTGCAATATTACTTCTGTTAATAGCCATTTTTAATTACTCCCCTATGCGTCGTGCGAAGATACGTCAGCGTCAACATGCTGGACGATACGGACTTCGACTTTAGGATTCGCATCGCTAAAGTTGTTGCCCGGCTCACCATAAATGTCAAGGACACGGACCATCGCGGTTGTCTGAACACGAGAAGCGGCTTTAATGCCAAAACCGGAAACACCGGTAAAGCTAGAACCTGCCCCAAGGGTCACATCAAAGTTCAAGTTGATGTCACCGACCGACACCGAAGCGTCAGCCTGAACAATGTAAGTTGCAGCAGGATCGTCAACAACGAACGCTGTAACGTCACCGACTGCCGAAGAGACACCACTCGGAAAATAATTCGAGAAGGTGGGCTGCTTCGTAACCGGATCAATGTATTCACAACCCTGAAACGCCCCTGCGGCGTAGTTCGTGGTTGTCACAATAACTTCGGCATAGCCTCCGTCCAATTTCACAAGATCACCGTAAAAAATATTGCTACCGGTAGCGTTGGCAATCCGGTAACGACTGGAGCCGGTGCTGTTTGCACCAGAACCACGACGACGCGAAGGGACGAAGCCATTAAGTGCTTTAACCAAGCCAGACATAATGATACTCCTTAATCATTAAAGGAAGGCGTCCTTCCTCTAGTTACACTAGATTTGGAATTGTTATGGATAGGCATGGCCGAGTTTGATTGACTCATCAACTGGGCATTAACATTATCCATCATCGTCCGGGAACGGTTCTGATAGTACTCTTGTCGGCTCTGCATACGTTTTGCAGAAGCCTTCGCAAGTGCTACATCACCACGGACAACACAACCCTCAAATCTTCCCTCGTCCACGATACGAGAATTTACCATCATTTCAGGAACATCATTCGGTTCGACAAAAGTCCAGCCATCGTTTTGCCGGTCGCCTACGTTCTTGTAATCGTCCTGTCCATTGATCGTGATCCTAATCCATCGTAGGACCAGACCTTCATCCTTGAACCGGCCAACCACAGAATCGGGGATTGACAACCAGTTAGGCTCTGTAAACTCTTCGTCGAAACGTTCTTCCTCTACTCGGTTTTTACGTGCTTTAGTTTCACTCATGTTTTCGTCCTCCGCGTTAACCAACATTGATGGACGTATAATCGCCCGTCGCTGTTGCTTTGTCTGCTTTTGCCTTTTCTTTGGCATAGCGTTCAAGTGGTATATTCCATTTATTGGCAAGTCCGATATCGGCAGAGGTCAGCTTGACCTTCCGATTTCCTTTCTTGCCTACAGAACCGGGTGACTTACGCGACTGTCCCCCGACCACCTGCTCCTGTGTTACCGAGGCAGGAGCAGCCCCGAACTTGTTAGGAAGTTCTGAGCGTAAACGCTTGTCAACTTCCTTATAGAAACCATCGTCAGACGGATCATAGCCTTCGTTCTTCAGCGTTGCGTCAATCGCCAGTGCTGCGGCTGTGGCTACCTGATCCTGACCGAACCATGTATTATTTTCTGCCCAGTCAACAGCTTTCGGGTCGTACGCCTGTTGCTGTGGTTGGGCTACCTGTTGATTATTATAGGCTTCGGCCTGTTTTACAAGCTCCGCAGAATATTTCTCAACATCCTGACGGCCCTGTTTGACCAGAGAGATGTTCTGACGGGCGTCCATCATGGCTTCCTGCGCCGACAACATGGCTTCTTTGTCGCCATCATCGTACGCCCGAAGATACTGCTGACGAGCCATCTCAGTCTTTTCTTTAAGCTGATGTTCAGTTACATCGTAGTTCTTCTTGAAGACTTCGGCATTCTTCTGCTCTGTCTGTTGAAGTTTTTCCTCAAGAGCGGCGACGTGCATCTGCTGTGCAATGATCTGCTCTTCACGTTCCTTACGTTGCCGGACAAGCTGACGGATACGCTTCTGTGCCCCCTCAGTCTCGACACCTGCAAGTTCTGGTGCGCTCTCCACAGGATCAGGATCGGGAGAATCTTCGTCTACTTCGACAACAGTCTCTTTTTCCAGAAAAACAGTTTCTTTTTCTACCGGTTCCGGAGATTCTTCAATCTCGTATTCTACTTTGTCTTCTTCTGGGGCCGTGGCCTCAGTATCAACTTCAGTCCATTCATCATCAGCCATTGCTGTCTCCATAGGTCACGCTTATGAGGCGATATTAAACATCGGATCAACATCCGAAGGGTCTTCAATTTTCATGATTACCTGATCATCGTAGAGCAGGATAAAGTTTACGCCCTTGTACCGAAGTTTGTTCCCGGTCATCTTGCCGTAACAGACAAAATCTCCGACCTTACACCACGGTCCTTTTGAAAACTTTTCACGGTCTTCGTATGCAAGATCACCGACAGCAACAACACGACCTACTGTGGTCAGGTAGTTGATGTCATCTTGAAAACTGTCAGGGAGTAGTATCGAGCCTTTTGTCTTGCCCTGAACCTGAAGAGGTCTGATCAAGATACGGTAGCCCGGAATTACCGGAAGCGGGGACGGGTCCGCCACATTATCGTCTTGTGCCCAATCGGCATTACTGATGGCTCCTGCCATCTTTGGTTCCATTACCATTAGTCGTCTTCTCCTTCCGCTGTACGTTTCTGGATTTGTGCGACCAAATCCCGACACCATTTCAATCCTGAGATGGTGCCCACGTATTGTCGATAGGCAGAATAGTCCTCTGGTGCTCCCGATCCAAGGAGTTTCTCGTACTCCACAATCTGAGCTTCTATTTGTTTTTTAATATCTTCGAAGTACATGTATTCTCCGTTACGTGGGGAAGACGGGGTTAGGTTTATTTACCTTTTTTAATCTGGTAATCAGACTTGGGAGAGTTACGAAGAACTTCCCGATTGGCACGGACACTGAAGTCCGACTGCGGAATCTTGGCAGTGTTGCCTACTTTTTTTCCTGATGCTTTAGCCATTACTATTTTCCTTTTGGTTTACGAGCAGCGCCGAAGCCCTGCCCTGTTGGACGGCACACCTTGCCAAACTTTGTTTCTTTAGCCATTACAATACTTTCTTTCTGTGTTTGTGATTAGGATACTTTAGTCCTTTGACCCCATCATATTAGATAGTATATCCGAGTAATAGAAAGGATTTAGATATTTACGGTACTGCATTCCCATAGAGTTATCTTCGTCCAACGCTTTACGGGCTTCTGAAATTTCTTCTCGGGTCGTTGGGTAAGCAGACAAAGGCAATGGATATTGATTTTGATCTTCATTAGACGGATTTTTTCTCCGGGTTGTCGATCCGCCCTCGGCCATCATAGCGTAAGTATTCATGATGTTGTCGCGGATAGCGCCGCCTCGGGCCAGACCGCCTGTAGGTCCGCCGGGATTTTGCATCTGATCATACAGTTTTTCCTGAGTAGAGTTACGACTTCGAGCAGGAACTCGAAAACTTGGCTTTGGACCTTGCATAGGAGGTTGTGTTCGATACGGGACTCGAAAACTTGGCTTTGGACCTTGCATAGGAGGTTGTGCCGGACCTTGCATAGGAGGTTGTGCCGGACCTTGCACAGGACCGCGAGAACGTCTTCCCGGAA